CGCAGACCGCTGGCCGTGAAGGGCATGTCCTGTTCCTCGAGGAGCATTCCGACGGTTCCCTTCTGCCCGTGGCGGGAGGAGAACTTGTCGCCGATCTGGGGAATGCGCTCCGAGACCACACGCACCTTGATGAACGGATAGCCATCCGAGTTCTTGTCCTGCCAGACTCCATCAATCCGGCACGGCTCCGTGTTCTTGTGGGTCGTGCTCGCATCGCGGTAGGCGTAGCCCGCCGTGTCATTGCGAAGGTTGACGACCTTGCCGATCACAACATCGTTCTCCTGAAGCGTCGCATTCAGGACCGGAAGCCCATTCTCGCCAATCGCAGCGTACGAGCTGTTCTTGTACTTGCGCGTCGCATGCTTCTGGGGCTTCATGAACTTCTCCTCCCGGCCCGAGGTCACATTGCGGTGCTCCTCGTCCTTGTACATCGTGTAGTAGAGACCGCGCATGAACCCGCGGTTCACGCTGGAGCGATTCATGATGATCGAGTCCTCCTGATTGTAGCCTCCGTAGCACGCGATAGCGACAATCGCGTTCATGCCAGCGGGCATCTCATGCATCTTGAGGATGTTCATCGACCGGGTCTCCACGATCGGGCGGGACAGCGAGCAGAGCATGTAGCCGTTCTTGTCGAGGCGCTTGGCGTAGTTGCCCGCGTAGACGCACATCGACTGCTTGCCCATGGCCGACTGATAGGTATTACGAGGAGACTGGTTGTGATCCGAGAGCGGGATACTCGCCGCCATCTGTCCGAGGATGAGACTGGGGTGGAGCTCATAGTGCGTGTGCTGAGGTGTGCACTCCGCACGGCTGGACGCAATCCGCAGGGTCTCCGTCTCTGAGGCATCGATGTACTCGAGGCAGGTCTTGAGCCAGGTGGTCCAGTCCGATCCCGGTACAGCCATCGGGCATCCCACACGAACCACGGGGCGAACCAGGCGTCCGCTGTCGGTCTCGATGATGATGTTGTTCAGGAGCGTGTACCAGGCGATGGAGAGGTGCGGATGGAGGCGGAAGGAGTGCTTGGCAGCGCGCAGAGTATCCGTCAACGCCTTCGGGTCCTGCGTATAGCCGATGATGACACCGTTCACCGTGATCGCGGTCCCGGAGTGAACCATTGGGTCGCGGACCCAATCAATCCCCTTGCACTCCTGGAGGAAGTGGAGGACGGTCATGATGGGAATGTGTTGGGTGACACTCGCGAGCAGACTCATGGTCTTGACGATGCCGACCGAATGGCCCTCCGGCGTCTCCACGGGGCAGACGAAGCCCCAGGACGTGCCGTGAAGCTTGCGGGGCGCCAGAAGCTTGCCGGACTTCTCCACCGGCGTCTGGATTCGGCGGAGATGCGAGAGTGTGCTGGAGTAGGACATGCGGGCCAGCACCTGCGAGACACCGACCTTGGTCGCATTCGAGAGCGAGGTTGACGATGAGGTTCCGAGGCCCTGCACCGTGAAGTTGCCCGTCGCGAGCGCCTGCTTCAGCTTGCCCTCGATCGTCGAGAGCTTGAGGATCTTGTAGAGGTTGTTGATGTTGAGGATCTCCATCGGGCGAGGACCGTTCTCTCCCTTCTTCCAGGCGTCATTGTTGACCTCCTGGACGAACTCATTGCGCGTGTCATTGCAGACCTTCTGGAAGAGCTGGCGGAACAGATGGGTCAGGAGCGCACCGGTCGTGACGACACGCTTGTTCGGGTAGGCATCGCGGTCATCCAGCGCAACCTGCCCCTGATCGGTCAGGAGGAGACGGCGGATCATGCTCGCGGTCAGGAGGGCCTTGCGCGCATTGTGGACGGAGGGCGCCACCGTCTCGCCTGCGAACTTGACGTGAGGCAGATACTCGGTCGTGAGGAGCTGGCGAACATACGCGTTCTTGTCCTCCTGCGTCGTGCCGTACTGCAGGTTGCCCGCGAGATAGGTGATGGCCTCCTCCTGCGAGAAGACGCCTAGCTCTGCACACTCACGGAACGAAGCTCCCAAGAGGTCGACGTGGGGGTCATCGAGGTTCCCCCAGACCAGTCGGGCGACCTCCGCGTCAGTCCGAATCCCCAGCGCACGAAAGTACACCATAACAGGAATGTCCTCACGGAAGCGGGGCACGCAAGCAAGCAGAGGATACCCAAATCCATTGAACTTGGACGAGAGTCGGATCTCCAGTTTCTTCGGGGGCATCGTGAAGGTCTCAGAGAGGGACTTCAGCTCGACAGAGTAGGAGTGCTTGGAGCTGGCCTTCTTGGACTGAAACACCATGATGCGATTGTCCGCAACCTTCTCCTGACAGAGGATCGTCCGCTCGGACCCATGGATGAGAAAGTAGCCCAGAGGGTCATGCCCACACTCTCCAACTTGCTCGAGAGACAGGGGGTAGTCCTTGAGGAGACAGAGAGAAGAGCCAAGGAGAACAGGAAGCTTCCCAAGGCTAATTCCCTCAAAGACACGGGACTCCTCGGTGCAGGTTGCATACGTGTCTCCAGTATACGTCTTCGCGGTAAACCGGACGTCGGCGTGCATCTGCGCTGCATACGTGAAGTTGCGAACCCGCGCCTCCATGGGAAGCATCGGCTTGACGCGACCCGTGGCTTCGGTGATGCGGGGCTTCATGTACGAGATGTTCTCGAACGTCAGCGTGAACTCGTACTTGTACTTCTTGTGGACCGGGTGCTGTTCGTGCCACACCTTGATAGGTGGCGTCGACTGGACGATGAGGGGGAGCTTGTTGCGGATGAAGTCCTCATAGGAATCGACCTGGTGGTCCACGAGACGGCGCACTCCGTTCGCAAAGTAAGACTTGACGGCGTCCCAGCATGGATCCATGGTATCTGTGTGCTGGTGTCTGTCCGTAAACTTGTTTGTCCGTTTTCAACAAGAGCGATGCCCGAGTACAAGATCGTCAAGACGGGAGGAGACGCACCACCCGCCCAGGTGGCTGCAACGCGAAAGACAATTCCGAAGACCGCCCCAAGGGTCATCAAGAAGACCATGCGCACGTACCCGCGCGGGGTGCTCAAGCGGGGTGGAAAGGCGGTGGCTGGCATCAAGGCTGTCTCAGATCCCGCGAAGCCTCCCCCGATGGCTCCTGGCCGGAAATCAACCCTGCGCATCCTGACGGAGAGTGGCGCCAAACGCCGTCGGGAGACGATTCACAAGAAGGTGAAGGCGATGGGAGACGCCGAGATCCGCAAGACCCTTCGCAGGTCAGGTCTTACTGTGTCGGACAAGACTCCGCCCCACATCGCCAAAGAAATTCTGGAGGGCGGATTGGAGGCCGGGATGATTGTCTCCAAGTGAAGTAATGACGGCTGTCTGGGGTCCCCTTGGGTGGATGACCCTTCATTCCGTTTCAACGATTTATCCGGAACGTCCCACGCAATCCGAGAAGGACCTGATGACACAGTGGCTCGGGTTGTTCGCCGAAACGATCACCTGCCAATATTGTCGCGACCACTTTCGGTCGATGCGCCAGGCCTATCAAGCGAAGTTCCCGGGGTATCTTGACTCTCGCCAGGCGTTCGCGATGTTTGCCTTCCGGTGTCACAACGTCGTCAATGCCAGATTGTCCAAACCCGTCTATGGAACGATGGAGGAATGCATGACCGTGCTCCGGGGAAACCTGAAGACGCGCACGGCTCAGGACTATCGCATCTCGTACGTGAACCACATCATGCGGTACTGGTCGCAGATGCAGGACACGATCGGAATCACGTCGCTGAAGAAAGTCCTCGAAATGAAGAAGATCGAGGTGGACTACTTTGGACCGCGCGACACGAAGTTTGAGGTGAGTCTCTCGGACGAAGGCGTGATCATTCCGAGGAGCTGGGTCGAACTCACGCCCGGAGGCCATGTCCCCGAGACACCTCGTCCGTCGCTCCGAATGACCGATACGTCGCGGGCAGGCTTCAGGATTGTGGGAGGGCGTATGCGCCTACTGTAGTCAGGGGCGCCAGTGGAATCGACACCCAGGGATCAGCTTCCCAGGCGTACCTCCGCATCCACGGGATCCGCGTCTCTGTGGCTTCGTCATAGAGTTCATCGGGAAACTGAGGCTCAAGTCCCGCTCGACGGAGACTCGCCTCGGGAAGAATGAATCGAAGTTGATCGTCAATCGTATAGGGAGGGCTTGGGTGCTCCCAGAGAAACTCGGTCTCCTGCTCATAGGCGTCAATCGTCGAGAGCAGGGGAGCTTCCGGATAGGGATAGACCCAGCACCAATCCAGCACCTGCGAGGTCGTGAAATAATGAAGCGTCCACGTGTACGTCTTCCAGAAGGCATGCACGACCGGTTCCCAGTCCACAACACCGTCCATCAGCTGAACGCCAAACCGCTGTTCGAGGGCGTGTCCGTCCACGGAGACGATGCGACGCACAGACTCAGAGGCTCGCTTCGTCAGGACGCGAATCTCATCCCGACAGGCCGTGTGCTTGTCCGCGTAGAAGAGAGCTCGCTTGTACCCATCCTCACGAAGGGAGAACATCGCGAGGTTCGGCATGAAGTCATTCCCGAAGGACAGTACGGAGAGCTTGACATAGGTCTCGGGGTCCAGCGGAAGCACCTGCATCAGGGCCGGAATACTCAGCGCGGTAAAGCCAGGCTCCTTCTCGCGTTCGCGCAAGACTTCGATGGCGCCGAGATGACTCTGGGCGATGGAGATGAGGACAAGATCGGCATCCAGTCCGTAGATGCAGATCGACTTCCGGTCCTCGTCTGCGAGAGTCCGGAGCCACAGAAAGAGCTTGTGCTCGCCCTCGCCAGGTTCAAGGGTGTCTGAGACGATGCACTGCGGGAACAGGATCCGAATCGTATCCGCGAGCTCTCGCATATACGGCGTGCCGGGCGAGATCTGGTGTTTGTCGAAGGACGACGGAGCCTCAGGGATCTTCATGCGACGGTACCGTTGCTGGACCATCTTGGCATAGGGAACAAGTCCATCGAAGGCGATGTAAATCCGGGTCGCCTGGAGTGTTCTCAGAAAGCTATCCAAGGCGATCACGATGCTTCCAACGGGATTGTCGGGGTCCAGATACCGATGCAGAAAGCAGTTGAAGTCGATGGCGAGGACATCCACGCTCGTTGGAGGAGACCGTTCAATGGCGGGGTGAGAACGGATGAGGGACCGAACATAAAAGGGGATCCCCATACAAGGAGCACGCGCGATGGCTCTAACTCTGAACGTCCCACCCCCACTTGAACGACAACTCACGGAATCGAAGTGGGATGCTGCAGAGGCCTCGCTGCGGACGAATCCTGACGCTACGCAGGAAGACGCGCTCTTGACCCCGAAGCACGTCTACAGTGTCGTCCGGACGCCCGACGGAACGTTCGCACGGGTTCGCACCAAGTCTCGAGAAGACACAAATGTGGATGTGGATGCTCTTGCTCGCGCTCGTGGTGTTCATTGTGTACTGGCTTCGCCCGGCACCGACGCCCCCTCCGGGATGTAATGCCTGTGCCAAGCGTCCGGTTGTCTCGCCGATTGACTAGAAGAAGTTCGCGGAAGAAGGTAAATGGCCAAGAAGTCCTTTCAGCTTCCCAGGTGGGCCTGGATGCCCGTTGCCTTTTTTGCGGTCTTCTTTCTCGTGAACTACCTCGTGAGCCCTGTCCTCGGTGCGAAGACGTGCCCGGGCTCGCAGGTCTATTGCCCCGGCGTCGGCTGTGTGTCGGGTCAGGATAAGTGCTTTCCGCATGCCCTCGGCGGTGCGTCGAAGATCTTCTCGAAGGAGACCTTCGCGTCGTGGCCGGGTGTCGGAGTCCGCGCCGAGCCCCCTGTCTACGAGGAAGCGAAGGAGACGTTTGCGATGAAGTCGTGCCCGGACGGGACGCGTTCGGATGGACCGTGCCTCCTTCAGGCGTAAGACAATGGATCCCGGCTCTGTCGGTGCAGTTGCTGGACTGGGGTGTCTCCTGCTGATTGCCGTCGTTCTCTGCATCCAGGATCGATGCGTCTCGTCCCCTCCACGATGGACTCTTCAGATATTTTCGGGTGAGTAAACAAAATGTGGGTCAAGCTTGTGTTCTCTGCGCTCCTCTTCTACGTGTTCGTCCCGGGTGTCCTCGTCAACCTCTCCACCCCCTTCACTGGCCCCGCCCTCACCCACGCCATCCTCTTCGCCCTCGTCTCCGGCTTTGTCTGGAAGGCCGCGAAGCCGATGCTCCCCAAGTATTAAACTCGGTGACAAAAACGGATCGATTTCCTCCGAGGAAGTGAGGGAGGTACCCCGCCAGTCACAATGAACACCGCGCAACTCTTGACTCGCCTTGAGGCGCTCCAGCAGGAGCTGAACGCCATCGAGGCCCAGAGGACAACCCCGAACGCCGACCAGGAACTCCTGAACGACGAGTGGGAGGGTATTACGAAGGAGATGGACTCGATCTGCGAGCTCATCTGGAATGACATGGGGGACACGCGCGGATGTGCAACCTGTTCGGGTTGCGCCTATTGCGAAGACAGCGAGGCGTATGACCCCGATGGCGAGATTTAACGGACGTGTCTGAAAAACAGACCCTTGTACAGATGGAAACTCGTTTTCCAATGGCGTGTGTGGAGGTGCGGGTGCGGGAGGATGTGGTCGATGTGCCGTTTGATGTCCTTCCCTTGGTCATGCAGTTTGAAACTGCGAGGTTCGTCCCGGGGGTCAAGACGATCCTGACCGAGCTCATCAGTCTCAGGCTGGAGGTGATCGGGTTGTGTACGGAGCTAGAGGACCTGAGCGAGAAGTTGGCTCGATGTCAGAGCGATGTGGACCTTCTACTAGAGGACACCACACCGCTCTGGGACGACACCTATCGCTTGTGCGGAGACCCCGACTGCGATGGAGGCTGTCGTGTGTGTCAGGAAGAGGAAGCCTTCTTGGAGGACGAGGCCACCGAGAAGTACTGCCGTCGAGGCCGTCGCTAGGCATTTAGCGAGCCCACGACCTCCTTTTCCAATGGAGTACTGTGATGATGACCGTCACTATATCCGACCGGTCAAGAAAACGGAATTGGTCAAGCCTCAACCCGTAACGGGAATGGCGTATCTTCAGAAGTTTCTTGCAGAGCACGCGACGGGTGGACCGCATGGAAATCATCATGTCTACTGGATCCCGCAGGACGCTTTCAATACGCTTCCTGTGAAGAAGTGGAAGCACAACCGCGATCCAGATCCTCTGCGTGTCCAGGAGATCCGCGAGTTCATGCAGACGTCCAAGCGTATGGACGGGATCATTTACCTTGCCTGTGTGGACAACGAACTCGTCTGCTACGAGTCCAATCATCGTCGCGAGGCGCTGAAGGGTGTCTCTGGGCTCAGCCACATTCTCGTCGACATTCTCTGGGGAGCGACTAACGAGATCGTCAAGGAGGAGTTCCGCCGCATCAACAAGGCCGTCTCTGTTCCCGAGCTTTACGTTGAAGAGACTCCTCTGGCAACGCACGAGGAGATGAAGCCTGTCGTGGATGCCTTCTGCACGACCTACAAGTCTCTCTGTAGTTCCGCAAAGCACCCGCATCGCCCAGGGTTTAGCCGCGAGATGATCTACGAGGAGTTCTATCGGATGCTGAAGGAGACAGGGGTCGGTCTTCCAGAGCTGGTGCAGCGGTTGAATGAGCTCAACCTGAAGCTGCGGAGTCGCGACAAGAGCAAGCTCACGGACAAGGTCATCGCAAAGTGCGAGGCCACTGGGTTGTGGCTGTTCGCTTGGTCTGCAAAGCTGAATGCGATTGATCTGCGGTGACAAAAACGGATCGATTCCCTCCGAGGAAAGAGGGAGAGTACCCCTACAGACAGAATGGCCTCCACAAAGCTTGTCATCCAGGCGATGAAGAACGCATGCACGTACACCGATGGAAAGGTGGATGTACTCCTCAAGCGAATCGAGGAGCTAGAGACCAAGGTGGCTGAGTTGAGTGCCGCCCTTCCGGTTAAGCGTAGCCCGAAGGACGAGGCTCTCTACAATGCCCTCCGCGAGAAGCGGAGGGAGGCTGCAAATGAGTTGGAAATTCCGCTTTACTGTGTGGCGACGAACAAGATGCTGAACGGGGTTGTGGCGACAAAGCCGAAGACGCTGGATGAGCTTCGGACGATTTATGGATTCGGTCCCAATAAGGTGAAGTTGTATGGGAAGGGGATCCTGAAGGTCGTCGCAGACTGGTCGTAAGTATTCGATGGAATCGTGTTCTGTAGCCTTAGTTTTTCGATTGGAACCGAATCGGTTCGCGTAGGAAACAACTTTCACTATCTCGATCTTCAACTGCAAAGCAAATGCCCCCGAAGAAGCAAATCAAAGTCACTGTGATTGAGCGGACGGTGACGACACGAGAGAAGCGGGTCGTAGAAACGACCGCCCCGAAGCCCAAGCCTAAGACCTATGGATCCTGTTACCGATGTGGTCGAGCGGGACATTGGTCGCCCGACTGCTATGCGAGGACCGATGCGGATGGGTATGAACTCGACGACTAATCGCTAAACATCTCCATCATCTGGAGGAAATCGCTGTCGTGGGAGAAGGCCAGAAGGAGTTCGTCCCAGTGCACGTCCGAGTGCATTGTGTTCAGGATCGGGTTGATGACCTCCAGCCTCCGAAACCAAGACACAATCTCGGGCATCCCTCCCTGCTGAAGGGTCCACTTGATGAAGAAGTCCAGGAGGACCCTCCGGGATTGGATGTCGCGTCCGAGGAGATACTCCTTGAAGCGAATCGCGGTTGCGAGTTGCCCTGCCCGCACATAGCTCATTTACGAGTTCGAAGCCTCGACCTTGTAAATGGAGCCGATTCCGATGAACGAATGCCCGCAGTGTGGGCTTGTCTTTTCCACTGAGCTTGGCCTTCGCGTCCATGAGGGTGTCTGCCTTGGGAGACCCATGCCTGGACAGGCTCTCCGTTTTACTTCGGCCAAGGAACTTCGGAGGAACACACAATGGGTGCCTCGCAGTCGCGCGATATGGCCATCGGGTTTGTCTTTTTCAACCCGGCCGGTTCAAAGCGCATGGTGATGAATGCCCTCTACGTCCAAAACCTCTACAAGACCAAGGGTCTCCCCGTCTTCACGCTCGAGCTTGTCTTTGGCGATCGTGAGCCCGAGCTCAAGAAGGCCTTCCACGTGCGGGGAGACTCCTATATGTTCCACAAAGAGCGCCTCTGCCGTCTCCTCGAACAGCGCATTCCTCGCAAGTACAAGAAGATCGCCTTCCTGGATGCAGACGTTGTCTTCGCCGACGATCAGTGGTACAGCGAGACGTCGAAACTCCTGGACACCCATGATGTCGTCCACCCCTTTTCGAACGCCACGTGGCTGGACTTGACCTATACCAAGTCGGAGATGCGCCGGCCGTCTGTGGTTGGACTCGAGGGCCCCTATTGGGACTTCAAGTATCACCCTGGATTCGCCTGGGCCTTCCGTCGAGAGTGGTACCGCGAGGTGGGCTTCTACGACTGGGCTGTCTCGGGGAGCGGAGATACGCTCTCGGCCGCCAAGTGGCTCAACAAGGAGTTCCACGCCAATTTCAAGTCCTTACCCCATGCGATGAAGAAGTCTTATGCCTCCTATCGGAAGCTCCCCAAACCTCGCATTGCGATGTGCCCGGGCGATGTCTTCCACTTGTACCACGGCTCTCGGAAGAACCGCCAGTATGCCGAGCGTCACAAGCTCCTGGACGTGCCCCTGGATATCAAGGACATGATCGTCCTGAACAAGGATGGCGTCTACGAGTGGAAGGACAAGGTCTGGAGCGAGGTGTTCTATGACTACTTTCTCCACCGAGACGACGACGACCTCTCAGAGGACGGCCCCGAGACCATTGTCCTGACGTCCTAGGTGACAAAAACGGATCCATTCCCTTCGAGGAAAGAGGGAGGTGCCCACGAAGATGCTTACAGGTCTGCTCCGCAACAACACAATGGCTCGAGTTCTGGCAGACACCTATTCGGAAGAGATGCTCCGGGAGGCCTACACTGGCTTCCAGGCCTACTATCGCGTGCGACTTGAGATGAAGGAGCGGACGCAGGGTGCCATCCGGTGCCCGAACACACCCGAGGACATTTCGGAGAACATCATCAAGTTCGTGATCCGGAACAAGGTGGGAGTCCCGAGCGACTGGGCAAAAATGGTTGGACGGCGTGGAGACCTCTGGTCGGAGGTCGAGCACGTCCAGGAGTGCAAGTGGATCACGTCTGAGGGGCCGTGCTCGTTTGGACCGACCAAGGACTGGGACGTCATCTACTTCGGCGACGCACGCGAGTGGCTCTCCGACCGCCTCCGCGTCTATCGCGTGGCGCTCAAGCCCAAGTCCTCGTTCTGGAGTATGTTGCGGATGAGTTCAACGGAGACGTTCTGGGACCAGTGCGCCCAGGGACGTCGTCCGCACATCGGCTGGGAGGCGCTCCATCCTCAGCTGGGAGACCAGTGCCAGCTCGTCTACGAGGGCACGTTCGAGGGCATCTTCAGCAACGGGACCAACCTCCCCGCGATGAGTGACACGACAGGGAATGAGACAGCGTTGCCGGCGAGCGAGTAGAGCTTTGCATCGGACAAGGCTGGCAGTGTATAACTATCAGGGAACCCCTGGAACCGAAAGCACTCGCGTGGAGTGAGCTTTCGTTTTCCCCTGGCATCACAGACCAGCGGAACGTTGTGCCCTCCCGTCCCCATATTGGCCGTGAGCGTGGGGCACTCATGGCTCTTGTTCTCGCGCACGTAGACCCGGCGATACTGGTAGACGGTGTTCGGGACCATCTCCATTGCGTTGACCAGAGGCCACGCGCCAGACTTCTCCGTGTAGTAATACTTGGCCGGAACCTCAGCCTCCAGGAAGTCCGTGATCGGGCGCTTGGGAACCTCCGGGAAGTCGAGACTGAACTGACGCGCAACCTCGGGGTCCCGCAGGGCCACGATGTAGATTCGCTCACGATGCTGGGGAACTCCCGTCAGCTTCGCAGTGTTGAGGACCTTGAAGACCACGGTATAGCCCCTGGCCTCCAGCTCCGAGACGATGGTCTTGAACGTGGCGCCCTTGTCGTGGGTTGTCAGGTTCTTGACGTTTTCCAGGACGACAGCGCGAGGCTTCCGGTGGTCGACGATGTCCAGGATCTTCCAGAAGACGTTCGAGCGAGGATCGCGAAAGCCCTCACGACGACCAGCAACACTGAACGGTTGGCACGGGAATCCGCCGGTCAGAATGTCATGGTCCGGAATGTCCTCGACGGCGAGATCGCAGAGGTTCACGCAGGTCAGAGTATGGTCCGTGAAGTTCGCGTCATACATCGCCTTGGACGAGGGCAACATGTCGTTCGCAAAGACGGGGGAGACCCCCTGCGTTGCGAAGGCAGACGAGAAGGCACCAGTGCCAGCGAAGAGATCGACGAGCTTCATTAGAGGGTTCTCCGACGGGCGTCCGAAGGTCCGTTTTTACACGCCAAAAAAACGGATCGGCCGGGTGGAGCCTGGACGCCACCATATCGAATGGCAACTCCTGTTGGTCGCTATCGCACCCCGATTGATGCAGTTGATTCCGCGATGGCTGAACTTCGAGCGGGAGTGCACGGAAAACACTATGCGATGCCCTTTCGGAGTCTTCCCGACAAGCTCGCGTTTAGCTCAAACGACTTCGTCGAGAGTCGCCTCCTGAAGGTCGCCATCAACGACCCATCGAGCAAGCGGATCTTCGTCGCCAAGTTTGAGTTCATTCCAGGAGGCGTTAGCCCGGAATGCGTCGTCAAAAACACCCTGATCAATGCAGATTCGAGCGTCATCGACATGTTTATGGCCCTTTGCGCCGATAACCTTATGAAACCAATCGTCTGTGCCACAGAGGAGGAGTTGACGGAGCGCGAGGAGTTTATCGAGGCTGTCCTTCGCAAGCATTGGCTCCTTGAGGATGACGATGAACTCAAGCGCAGTGTCTTCGCCTACACTGAGCTGATGAACTCCCACTGCAGGTAATCGCAGATCTTCTTCCAGATTTGATCATGGGCGATCAGACGGTCCCGTGACTTGAGCAAGGGAAAGTAGACCTTATACTCATCCAGCTCCAGGAGCTCGAAGAACTTGTAGAGAATGTACGAGTAGCTCAGGAAATTGGTTCGGTCATCCGGGCAGTACAGCAGGAACGGAGCCTGGATCTCCTGGAACATCGCTCGGATTTTCTCCTCGATCTCTGGTGTGATCGTTGGCGGTGGATTTCCGTTCAGGCGACTGAGGATATGGGTCCGGTGCTCGTAGTACTTGGACCGACCGAGCTTCTTGAGGATCTGGCGTATGTCTTCCTCCGAGAGATCGGCGACATTCGTGATGCGACGCTTGCGAAGCTCGAGAATGACCTCGTTCATCACGTCCTCGGGGATGATGGTGGACTCCTTGGCCTGAAACTGATTGAGGATCTCATTGAGATGGTTGATCTTCTTATACGCGTAGTTGTTCCGCTCCTTGGGCGGATCGCGGAAACTCGGAAAGTCCGAGACCACCAAGGCATACTCTTCTGATCCACACTTGGGGCAGACGAGAATTCCCTCCGACGAGATCTCTTCGCGGGCCACGTTGCACGACAAGCAATGCTCTGTCATCTGTTGGGTCATCTCAGGACCCGACGAGAGCTTCATGCGGTGAATGTAGGCGTCATACATCTGCTTGCGGGTGGGCCCGACATCGCCCGGAGCCACATTTGCGAAATACTTGAGGATGGTCGTCGCATCACGAGGCGTGGAGGCTGTCGGTGCACTGGTCGGGTCCTGCTTCTTGTAGTAATCCAGCAGGATGTCCATGTTTTTGAGGTAGTAGTCCTCCACCGGATTCGCATGCGCCAGATCAAGTTCAAGTTCGCGGGCTGTGGTCTGGAGATGTGTGGCTTCGACAACGGACTCCAACGAATTGGAGGCGTAAAGGTCCGAGATCTCCTCACGCAGGCGTGCAAGGTCAGTCTGGCGCTCGCCCTGTGTCGACGTCAAGTCGCGCAAGGTTTGAACCACGTCCCGATGCACGGAGTCCAGCGTCCCGGTTGTCTGTCCCCCCGACGGAGCCTCTCGGATCTTCCGGACGCGAAAGACATCCATTTATGAAGCTCAACACCTGTCCCCTGTAGACCTGATTTTGAAACATGCAGGGTCGTTGGCGTTTGACAGCCTCGAGTGTTCCTTGGCCGTCGAGATGGAAACGAGTGCAGACATAGGTCAGCGCAAGATAGGCGCTACGATTCATTCCAGCCTGGCAGTGAACGTAGACGATCCCTCCAGGAGGCGAGCGCAAAAAGGCATGCATGGTTTCTTCGAACCGAGGATACCAGTCTAAAATGTTGTGGTGAGACGAGTCCATCGCAGACAGGCAGACGTACCGATCGGGATGGATCCGCTGATACCACTCTGGACTATCTCCTGGAAAGGCGCAATTGATGACGTGTGAGATTCCGCGGTCTCGGACGAAGCGCGGAGTGAGAAGAGCTCCCGGACCGACGAGGATTCGTGTGTGGAAGTAGGCAGGAGGTTGGCGAAGATAGTCTGGAATCGGAGCCAGCATCTACCTCTTCCTCCCGACTTGCCTTTTAATGGTCGCACGCAGGAACTCCACCCCCGGCGACTCCACACCAGCCTGAGGTCAACCCCTTCTCCGCTCGACACGGACAGGCGCGCTGAGCCCGCACGCGAGACAGCCCCTCTTCGTGGCGAAGCTGTTCGGTCGCCTTCTGATCTCGAACGCGATTGGCATACGTCTCCCATCCGCTCTTGGCAATGTACTCC